AGAGCAGGTAAAGTTACCTAAGACTGATGAAGAACTAGAAAAATGGTCTGAGCAGTATCCCGATGTTGCAAAGATAGTAGAAACCATTGCTACTAAGAAAGCATTAGAAGCACGTAAAGATGTAGATGAAAAGCTACGTTACGTAGACGAAATGCAAACTAAAGTTAAAATGGAAAGAGCAGAGAGTGAACTAGAAAAACTTCACCCTGACTTTGCAGATATAAGAGCAGATCAAAATTTCCACGATTGGGTAGCAGAACAACCTAAGTGGATACAATCTGCACTATACGAGAATGATACAGATCATCTTGCAGCAGCCAAAGCAATAGACTTGTATAAGTTAGAAACTAAACGAGGGTCTAAAAAAGCTAGTGCTACCAAAGATGCAGCTAGGTCTGTTTCTAATGCTAAACGCTCTGAAGAACCTACAACAATAGATAAAAATGTTTGGTCAGAGTCAAGAGTAAAAAATCTTAGCGGTAAAGATTGGGATAAATTTGAAGAAGCTATCTCAGAATCAGTTAAAAATGGTACATTTGTATACGATTTAACTGGTGGAGCAAGATAAAGTACTTGACAAATTAATTTAAATGTGATATACTATATACAATTATAAAACTAGCTGATGACTAGAAACATTGGCTAGTTCCTTTTAGGAGCCTCTTTTATAGACAACCTCCTGTTTATGCTAACTCTAAACATATCAACTACCTACAATCGTTAGGCCAGGATTATCCTCACCCTAAAGATGTAGCCTTGAAACTGTCAAAGTTGGCTCGTTTCGATATAGCCGAAAGGAGATAACCAATGGCTTTTAAGACTGCAACTGGTTATGGAAATCTACCTAATGGTAACTTCTCTCCTGTAATTTACAGTAAGAAGGTACAATCAGCTTTCCGTAAAACTAGTGTTTGTGAAGATATAACCAACAGTGATTACTTTGGTGAGATATCTAATTTTGGTGATACAGTGCGTATTATCAAAGAACCAGAAATCACAATTTCTGAATATGCAAGGGGTACGCAAGTAACTCCACAAGACCTACAAGATGATGACTTTACTCTTGTTGTCGATAAAGCTAACTACTTTGCTTTTAAAATTGATGACATCGAAGAAGCTCATTCTCATGTAAACTTTGAGTCAATGGCTAGTGATCGTGCTGGCTATCGTCTAAAAGATCAATTTGACCAAGAAGTTCTAGGTTACTTGACAGGTTTCAAACAGGCTACAATTAGTACTGTTGCTGGAACCGCTAGAGTAGCTGCTGATAAATCAGGTACTGATCCTATTGCAGGGGCAGCTGCTAATGGTTTACTAGCTTCTATGTTAATTGCTCGAGACAGCTTTGTTTCTGGTGGTGCTGCTACCGACTCAATAGCCCTACATCCTGACGGATCTACTGGTGAAGCAACTCCTTTGGAAGTTCTAAACCGTATGGCTCGTTTACTCGATCAGCAAAATGTTGACCGTGATGGACGTTGGGTTGTTGTTGATCCAGTATTCGCTGAACAGCTTAATGACGAAAACTCTAAGCTATTAAATAGTGATTTTGCTTCAAGTGATCCAGACATTCTTCGTAATGGTCGTATCATTTCTGGCATGATCCGTGGTTTTAGAGTTTATATGTCTAACAACCTACCTTCAATAGGAACAGGTCCAGCTACCATTGATACTAATGGTTCAAGCGCACATTATGGTGCAATTGTTGCTGGACATGATTCTGCTGTTGCTACGGCTTCTCAAGTAGAGAAGGTCGAAACTTATCGTGACAATGACAGCTTTGCTGACATCGTTCGTGGGTTACATTTATATGGTCGCAAGGTTCTTCGTCCTGAAGCACTAGTTCGCGCTCACTATAATATTGCTGGTTAAGGGAGAATAGACAATGGCTACTTTTGACCTTACCGCTTCATCTACTTCTGGTGTTGGTGCAGATATTTCTGCTGTAATGCCAGGTCATTACGGTAACAATGTAATGTACAATGTCGAGGCATACCTTGATGTAGCTGCATTAATTACTGCTGGTAATACAATAGCTGACGGAGATATCTTTCAGTTACTGGAAATACCTGCTGGTACATTGGTACTTAATGCTGGTGCTGAAGTTATGACAGCTTTTACTTCAAGTGTAACTGCTGACATTGACTTTGCTGCTGGTGATGACATTGTTGATGGTGCTGACGTTACTTCCACTGGCTACTGTGCTGCTGGAACTAACGGACAAACCAATACAGTTGTCGGTTCAGGTGCTTCAACTTACACTCAATTTATCGGTACTACTGATACTATTGACGTTAAGTTGGCAGGGGCTGCTGCTGCTGTTGGTGTACTACGAGTATATGCTACTTGTATTAACTGCAACGCAAATGGTCAAAAACCAACTGCTGCTGCAAGAGATGCTTTGGCATAATAAAGTTTTGTGGGGTAGTTCTGTATTGGGGCTACCCCCTTCTTTAATTTAGGTGGGATATGGCTACAACATTTTTAACATTAGTTAATGATACACTTAGACGTTTGAATGAAGTTGAATTAACAGCAGTTGATTTTCCTATTGCTACAGGCTTTCGCGCACATGTTAAAGATGCAATAAATTCTTCAATACAGGAAATATCTCAGAGGGAATTTGAATTCCCTTTTAACTTTACTGCTGGTTCTTTGACACTGGTAGTAGGTACACAAGAGTATGCATTAGAGTCAGACTTTAAAATAGCTGATTGGGATTCTTTTAGAATTAACTATGATGCAGATAATAATTACTCAGCACGTAATCTTAAATTAATAGATTATGATACTTTTATAAAAAGATTTTTTGAAAGAGATTCAGAAGCTAGTACAGGTGATTATGATCAACCAATATATATTTATCGTACATTAGATAATAAAGTTGGATTTACTCCTAGACCTGATGCTGCTTATAGTGTAAGTTATAGTTACTTTGCCTATGCTACGGATCTTGTAAATGCTACAGATAATATGTCTATTCCTGATGCATACAAGCACGTAGTTATAGATGGTGCATTGTATCATTGTTTTATGTTTAGAGACAATGCTCAACAGGCACAATTAATCAAAGCAAGATTTGATGATGGCGTTGATCGTATGAGAACTCTATTAATTAACAGATTTACTGATGTTAGAGATACTCGCGTAAGCCGATTAATAAATGTACCACATGGTAATGGTTAATGGTAGACGCTTTAAAGGATGTAACTGTCCTAGCCAAAGGCGGTTTATTTACCAATGAGGATGCTTTATCACTAGCTAGTACTAATCCTGGTTCAGCTTTACGTATGTTAAATATGGAAGTATCACAATTTGGTGGTTATAGACGTATTAGTGGTTATGCTGATTATGATTCAACTTACGGTACTGTATCAGGCGTAGGACCAGTAATAGGTCTTTGGATACTAAATGGTATACCTTACGCAGCTAGAAGAAACTTAAAAGATCATAATGGTTCGTTAGGTGCTAATCCTTTTGCAGTTACAAATGCAAGTGCTACTATAACTGTTACACATAATAGTCATGGACTGGCAGTAGGAGATAGAATACAATACTCAGGGTCTGACACATTTCATGGGATTACTCCTAACGGAGTAGATATGCCAATAGCCTCAGTAATAGATGCTAACTCTTATACCGTAGTTTTTACATCTGCTGCAGGATCTGGTGGAACTGGTGGTGGAAGTTCAGTAACATTTAAAGTAAATGCAATTACACAAGATTTACCAGACAATCCTTTTGCAGTATCTAATGGTAGCGCAACAATAACAGTAACACATACTAGTCACGGTCTATCTGTAGGACACAAAGTAACATTTGCAGGTAGTGCAGCTATAGGAGGTATAACTCCAAACGCTGTTGAAATGGCAGTTACAGGTGTGCCAGATGCTAATACTTACACAGTTTCTTTTACCTCTCTTGCTACATCTACTGCAAGTGGTGTTGGTGGTACATCAGTAACAGCTACGTATAGTCAATCATATTCTATATATAAATATACCACGTCTGGTTGGACTCCTATATTTTCTAATAGATCTAATATAGGAATTGTAAAATTAAGAACTACTGAAAATTCATTTGAAGGAACTGAATCTACTATAATATGTGATGGTGTTAATACACCAGCAAAAATTACTGCTACAGGAACAGCATCTGAATTACCTACAACTGAAGATGGCAATCCTACAGGAGCTAAATTTTCTACTGACTTTAATGGTTATCAAATGTATAGTGGTTTTAGTTCTAGTCCAAATACAATATTATTTAGTGAACCAACCAGAGATGATGAATTTACAAATGCTCAAGGAGCAGGAGAATTAACTTTTGCATACAATATAACAGGCATAGCAAAATTT